ATATAGGGGGCCGTAGCCCCCTATAAGATTAGACAGTCGCTGAGAACGGAGTTGCTTCCGTGCCCGTGGCAGAACCGAGAACCCGGACATGCCAAAGGTTAGTAGCAATATCTTCCAGCTCAACAAGGTCACCCTTGATGCCGCCGGTCGTAGTGCCGTTAAAAGTGATCGTGTCATCAGTGCCGCCAGCTTCCCAGAAGTTGACAGTAGAGCCACCGTCTGCAGCTTGCATACCGACGCCGACCATGGTGTCACTTGAATTCGCAACCTTAATGGTCGTCGAATTTGAAGTGACGGTCGTGCCAATAATAAAACGAAACCGAGCACCAGAGCCGGAAGCAGCCGGAAGCGTAACAGCTTGGCCAGCGGCGCGATTAAGCGTCACCGTCTTACTGTCATGCGAAGCCGCTGTAGCCGACAACGTCGATGCAGTAACGTTCACAATACGGGTCGAAACATCCGCAGCGCGGTTAATTTCCGCAGCAGTAGCCAACACCGCAGTGCCGCCAATACTGAGGTTCTCCGCGCTAACGAAGTTCTCATGACCCAGATAAGGACGTCCCATAATTTACTCCTTTATGGAGGGGGCCGAAGCCCCCAACCAAATTAGTTAGCAGACTCAGCAGCGTTGGCATTCAGATAATACGCCCAAGCCCAAACCACGCAGTTCGCAGGAACAGCGGTATTGATGAGCAGATCAAGCGTATCAGCCGACGTGAACAGAACCGGAGCCGCAAGGCCGTCCGACTTATTCGCCAGAGCGTTCGACGCCATGTCGTTCGCAAAAGCGTTGGCAGCAATCGGCGAACCGCCGAGGCAACCAAAGTCAAACGTCGCGGTTGTGTTGGTTGCTTCAACTTCCGTGACGGACAGGCCGCCAGCAAGCATCAACGCACCAGCCGGGATTTGCAGAACTTGCAGCGTGTCGCCAGCTGCCAGTGCTGTAGCACTAGCTGCAGAACGAGCCGCAACGATCTTCGCAAAGTCGAGCTTCACAGCGCTATAGCCGACGCGCTTATCGGCGTGAGCGCCGAAAGTAGCCGAGCCTTTGTAGAAGCCCAAGGTATCAGTGTAAGTAGCCATTATAATTCACCTCTATATTTAGGATTACGAGAACTGGATCACAGCAGTCGCAATGCACTCCGGCTTCACGACCTTATAGCCGTAAACGTGGAGACCGCGAATGAGGGTACCAAACGTGCTTTCAGCGCGCAGGGTTTCAACATTCGTCAGTTGCGAGGCGAACGTAAGACCGCGCTTCGTACCAGCGATGATGTTCGTCTTGCCGCTCGAAGAGTACAGGTTATGCGACATATAGATCGTAAAGCGATCAATCATGCCAACCTTACCATTACGAACGATAGACGTACCGTCACCGGAGAGCGAGGCGTCCTTCAGTTCCGACTTCTTGATCAAGCCGACAGCCTTAGCCGGGAGAACAAGATAACGATCCGATTCCGGAACGTTAGCTTCGTCGAGAACCGTGCCGATGTCAACGATCAGTTCAGTGATCGAGGTCGTGCCACCGGCACCATCCTTCGTCACCGTGAGCGGAGAACCGCTCGTGCCCAGGTTGAACGAAGCGGTCTTCGCGCCAGCGGTCAAGCCTTGGTTAAGAGCAGAAACGTCCGTGAGCATGTTCGTGAGAACGTCTTGGTCCACAACGATCTTCATCTGCTCAGACGCGTCTCGCGACCAAACGTCCATCAGATTCACATCGCTTTGTACCTTGTCAACGTCGTCAGACACCGCTTGCCAATACTTACCTTTATCGATAAGCAGCTCGAGCGGCGTGCTGTCCGGACGCTCGATTTGGAGCGTTTGACCCTTAACGTAATCACGGATGGTCAGCGTCGGGGTCGTACGGATGTGGACCGTATCACCATGCGACTTGATCATACCTTCGTATTCAGTGTTGCTGATTTGCGCAAGCACAGTTGCGTCATAAAACTTTTCAATCAGCTTACCGGCCCACAGTTCCGGGATGAAATTCCCAGAGTACTGCGGATGGCCGGAAGTAACAGGATAAGCCATTTATAGTATTCCTCTAACTTTTAGTTTAGCGGGTTTGCCCATTCTGATAGGCAAAGATTTCCGCTTCAATTCGTTTCTTTTCATCAGGCCTGTCCCGGTATTTACCCATAAGGGCGTCTTGGTAGAACTTACCAATTGCTTCACCGGTCCATTCCTTCTTTTTCTGTTCCATCGGGGTTGCCGAACGAGCCGGTCCCGGTGCAACATACTGTTGAAGTTGATCCTGATTCTTAGTTGGAGCAGGCGTCTGACCCCCTGCTGCCATTCGTTTCCATTCGTTAAAAAACTTTACGACTCTAAGAGCATCGTAGTTCGCCTGCGCTTGAGAAAGGAAAGTCTGACGGGTCATACCAGTGAGCGGGTCTTCTGACTGCAACCAGTCTATGAATCCCTGCGTACCATTGATCTTTTCCCAATCGGGCACCTGCGTATTGATCGTGTTCCAGAAGTTATTGCGTTCTTGTTCTGCGTGTGAATACGCCATGTTTTCCACGGCTGGCATCACAGTCTTACGAACGTGTCCGGCTTCGTCTTCTAGTTGCTTAATACGGTTAACCAGTGTCTGCTCCCGTTGATATGCAACGGCTTCAGCTTCTTCTCGCGCAGCACGCCGAACCATTTCGAGCGTATCGCCATAGTCCTCAACGTCATCTTCAGTGACGTACTTTCCGGGACCTGTGGGAGATGTGTGCTGCTTTGCAGCCATCTCGGCTCTAAGGGTTTCCAATGCAGCAGTAGTAGCATTCAATTGAACACGAAGTTCATTGGTATCTGCTCTGTGCATTCCTTGCAGCGTACGATAACGTTGTTCGAGTCTGTCGTACTCTTCTTTACTGATAGTGACGGGCTCTTGAATAGAGGGCTGAGACGGCTCAGGATTCTGTGGATTCGGTGCTTGTTCCTGTGGAGCGGGCGGATTGTTATCGTCCGTCGGCTCTTGTTGGTTAAGCATTTCTTCCTGAATTTGCTTTACGCGTTCCATCTGCTGTTCAAGTTGTGCGGGTCGTGACATGTTAGCTCCTTACGGTGTGCTAGAGTTATGGCTTCGTTGTACGATATGCCTATTTATCCAGATACTGCTTTCAGCTCATCGAGAAGTTCTCGAAGAACTAAAGCACGGCCCTGGTGTTTTTGGAATCTATCCGGTCCTACACCAAGGAGGATATCCAATTCTTCTTGCAACTTGCGCTGCAATAAATCTTTATATCTAGGGGCGTGAATTGATACACGCTTCAAGGTGTCTCTCTCATCTACGAGCAACATTACCCCATCCCTCCTGTAAGCTTGGCGCTAGCGCCGCCTGCAGGTGAGCCATCAGGTAGTGTTTGTACTCCACCTTGTCCCGGCAGCTGAATATTTGGCTTGCCGGTACCATCCGTTGTCTGAGCCATTTGGCCCTGTTGCTGCATTATCTGCAGCTTCGTACGAGACGGAACGATTTCTTCTTCCGGCATCTGTAGCGTTTTGGCTACTTGCCGAAGAATATTAGCGCGACCGTCAAGACCCATGATTTGGAAATCAATTGGGTTAGCGGTTGCATTTAGGAATTCGACTCGTCTAACTTCTGCGGTTTCTTTAACAGCAAGGTTGACAGCACCGCGTGGGACGCAGTACGCATCCCCCTTAATGCTTTCGTCAGGGTCGAATCGCATATTATAAATAAACTGAGCAGTGATAATGGGTTTAACCACATCGTTATCGATGTACGAAACGACTTGTCTAATGCTCTTACCAGCAGCGCCCATAAGCATGCTAAGACCAGAGCTAGTACGGCCAGCTCCAGTAACGCTAATATCGCCACTAACATAGGACGGAACTCCTGAGTATTCGTCAGCGAGGCGAGCGAACTTTTCAAAGACCGCCATCAATTCACTTGCGTTACTCTCAGGTTGATCGAACCTAATAGCTTGATTGCTGCCGCCTGCTTTGTCTGCAGTGACCTGCCAAATCTTCCATGGGAACATCTGAGTGATGTCTTCCCCTGGCGCGAGACGGCTGATATCAATTTCGACTTGCGGACCAGATGCAATACCCATGTTGTTCACGAGTGAACGAGCAGCGGCATTACACATGGCTTGGACACCTTCGATGGCTTCAGGGATAGAAAGACCCCAAAAGGCACCGGGCACCTTAAACATGGACGTAGCGTGGTATGGCTTCTTACCCAATGGATCGTAGTTGAGCATAGCCTTGATTACGTAGTTACCAACGAGCCAGACGCAAGCGTCGTACTCTTTGGCTTTATCGGGAATCTGTTCTTCGGTCATACCCCATTCGAGGAGCATTGCACCGGAGACTTTACCCCAGAACTCAATGCAATCATACATGTCCGTAGTACGGTACCATGTGCTGTGTTTAGCCTGGAGTTCATTCTTTTCAAGTTCGTTATAGCTACCGAACCAGCTGCAGCTTGTGCCTTCTGACAGAGCCATGCGAATAGCATCGTCATCGAACCCTGGCACACCAATAAGGTTTGCAAGGTCCGTACGAGACATCGGCTTATGCTCAATCATGTAGCCGTCATCAACGTTCTCAATACCCGGTTCCGGATATAGCCGATAAGGATCGATACGTTCATAGGTTGGAATAAGTTTATCTTGGACGACAGGAGAAGTTTTACCTTCATCATCGCGTCCCCATGCAAGCACGGTCTTCTTACGAATCACCGGACCCTTAATGCATGCAGTAGGATAAGTAGCTAGATCGCTTACAAAATCGTCAAACGATTCATACCATCCGCCTTCGGCGAGCTGGTCTTCAATGCGTTGACGCATAAGGTCTGCTTTATGTTGTGCAGCTTCGAGCTTGCGACGACGGAACTCTTCCTCATACATCTCCCGCATTTCAGGAGTCTGTGAGATTTCAGGAGCCATTCCGCCAGCAGTTACTATTTCTAGCAGCTTCTGAGAGAATTCTTCTTCGAGTTGTTGTACTTCATCCGGAGACAGATCAGGATCAGGAGATGACTTAAGCTCCCACGGGGGAGCTCCGCCATCGAGAAGGATGTCTCTAATCCAGCTTTCAGACGCTCTACACTTCACTTCCGTGATAGGCATAAAGATGTCTGCACCACCTGCCTTTTGAATGGCAGCCAGCTTCTCTGGTTCGTACTGCCCTCTGCGTTGCCGCATTGCTTTTAACATACGAGTTTCAATCGGCAGTTTGGCTAGTAGGGCAGGGTCCCAGCAAGAACGCACGTAACCCGCCAGATTAGTAATAATCGGCGCGTTCTGCTTTTCTTGTGCTGCTCTGCGGGCTGCTTCCTCTTGATCAAACTTACTCAGTTGATCATTAGAGAAGGACCGCATAATGGTTGCGTCTTGCATTAGTTGTTCTCGGGATCAGGTTGTGCCTGTTCTGGTGTGTTAGCTGCTTCAAGCGCGCCCATAAGCTTCTGTTGAAGAATAAAGGCTGCACCTGCAGCGTTAAGTCCGTGAGCCTTGACAGCCATGTCAAATAGACGAAGCATCGTGTCAAGTTCTTGG